CGATATGGCCCAAAATGAAGGAATCGCGCTAAACGTGGAGTTGGTAGGTATCAAAAATCTCAAAACAACCCACACATGGCGATTGGAGTTCGATGTGTACGAAATCGACTCACCTAAAGTAAAAGACCTCATGGATAAAGTAGATAAACCTTTAGTAATGGCTTTGGTGGACAATGGCTAAAACGACGGCGAATCGACGGAGTAATGGGCAGTTTGCCAAAGGAAATTCGGCGGGGGTACAGTTCAAGCCCGGCAACAATGCCAATCCAAACGGTAGGCACGGTGCGATGGCAGATGTATTCAGAGAACTTGCTGAAGCAAAAGACGATCAGGGCAGGACCAGAAAAGAAAAGATTTTAGATAAGATTTTACGCATGGCAGAGAATGGGTCGCTCAAGGCTGCCGAAATATACATGAACCGAGTGGAAGGCAAACCAAGAGAATATGTCGAGCAACGTATTAGGAAGGACGAAATTATCATTGAGTGAAGTTCCGAATAAAAAAAGACAATATGCTCAAACATCAACGGCAATTCTGGGATATGCCCAATCGAATTGTCCTATTGGTCGGGGGATACGGATCGGGAAAGACGTATATCGGAGCATTGAAATCCCTGTACATGAGTTATTTAAACAGTCCTGTACCGGGGATGTATATATCGCCTTCACACCAGTTGGCCACCAAGACAATCATAATAACGCTCAAGGAGTTGTGTGACCGTGCCGGGATTGATTATACATACAACCAACAACGAAGCGAGTTCATCTTCCATAATTGGGGTGGCAAACTATGGCTTGGATCTGGAGATAAACCCGATTCCTTGCGTGGGCCGAATATTGGATGGGCGGTTATAGATGAACCATTTATACAAAAACGTGAAGTGTTTGAACAAATGATTGCTCGTGTACGCCACCCGGAAGCAACTAAATCACAGATATTCCTGACAGGAACGCCGGAGCAACTGAATTGGGGCTTCACGTTAGCCAATGATCCCGACCTCGATATAGGTATCATACAGGCTTCCACATTAGACAATCCACATTTACCAGACGATTATAAGCAGAGTTTATTACAGGCGTATTCAGAAGAACAGATTGAAGCCTATGTGCATGGGAAGTTCGTTAATCTTACGCAAGGCCGGGTGTATAAAGACTTCGACAGAGAAAAGCACGTTATTGAACGGCCAGACCTGAAGAACGAAAACCTTCCCATTGGTATTGCGATGGACTTCAACGTGGATGCCATGAGTTCGGAAATCTTTTATATAGGCCCGAATTGGATTCATGTATTCGATGAGATAAGACTAAAGAACGCAACAACGTATGACATGGTCGAAGAATTGATTAAGAGATACCCGGAAGCCAAGATTTTTCCGGATAGTTCCGGATCGGCGAGGCGTTCTTCCGCAGTGGCGAGCGATCATCAAATCATTAGGTCGCACCCAGGTTATACTATATCAGCACCGAAAGCCAATCCGCCTGTTCGTGAACGTGTTAATTCAGTTAATAAATTGATACGCGACGGAAACTTTTCATGCGAGAACTGCCCGAATCTCATCATGGACTTTGAGCGAAACGTGTGGAAAGGAAATGACATCGACAAGACTTCTGATAAGGAACAGTCACATAGTAGCGATGCAATCGGTTATGGGATCAATCGGCTTTTCCCGGCACGAAGAAGGATTGCGGTATCTCAGGCATGGTAGGATTCATTCTCGGTATTAGTCTTGCGTTTAACTTGGTTTTTATAGGGCTATGGGTATATGGAATAATGATACAGAAACGCATCAAAAAAGATGTGAAAAAGATTTTAGGCAGCACCAAACTGCCAACTGAATTTTATAAAGATTGGATGTATGAAGCATGACAGTAAATGACGTTGTACTGCCGGACTTATCCGAGCAGATCGTACTTGATACAATTCGCAAAGCACAAAGCGGACTAAAGGCTCAGGAGGATGCGGAACGTGCTACCGCTTTAGATTTTTATTATCACAGGAACGTGGATAAACATATCGAACAGTGGTTTTCCGCTTCGACCTTACAGCAAGTTCCCACATTCCCGCAGAAGGTTGTTCCCCGCTATGCTCGTGCAAGAAACATGATGTATAAGAACGCACCCAAGCGCATGATCAACGGAGAACAGGCGGATGATTATATGGCCATGGCGCACCACCTGGATTCAGTCGCAAGGGAGTTCAGCGAAACATCGTGGCTCACAGGCTGTATGGCCTTGAGAAGTAAGTGGGGGAAGGATCGTCTGGAATATGACATCATCCCTTTCTTTAAGCGGTACTATTTGGAAGGTGAATCTGAACCCTTTGCTGTGTCCTATGAGGTAGGGCGTGACCACAAGAACAACCGCATATTCGTCTATTGGTCTGAAGAACGTGATGGCGTACCGGGAAAACACTTTAAGTACGATCAGGCGGGCCGGGTGATGCAAGTAAACGAGGATAATATCAATCCCTATGGGATCATTCCTGTCACTTTCGCTGAATACAGTTCGTCTGCTTCTGATGTAGTTCGGGCTGCGGTGCAGATTGGTATTGCCAATACAGAGATCGCCCTTGCCACACGATTCGCTTTTGGTCAGCCTGTGGCCACAGGAATCGAAGAAGCGACCCAAATGAAACTGGGTATAGATCGGGTGCTGTTATTGCCGGAAGGTGCATCCTTCTCGTTTGTAGGGAATCCCGGATCGCTTCAGGATATGATGCAGGCGGTGAAAGGATTTGCCAATCAGACGGCTATCAATAACCATTTGCGAATCAAGTGGGACGAATCGGGGGATGCCCCAAGCGGTGCAGCCTTGCGGATAATGGAGATGGAGAATTTAGAGTCGCGCATTTCAGACATCCCCAAATGGAGAGATTGGGAACATGAAAGATATGAAGTGGATCGCCAGATTATCCGTGTGCATACGGGTAAAGATATGGGCGATAATTATGCGGTGGATTTCGCCGAGATAGAATTTCCGACTGACCAAGCCCAGGAGTTTGCACGTCTTGAATTTATGATGGACAAGGGATTAATGGACAGATCAGACCTGATCCGCCATTTTAATCCGGACATATCCGATGAAGATTTAAAACAACTCATGGAAAGAGTGGATGAGGGCAAGAAGGCCGAAGCAGAAGCACAGCAACCGGACCAACCATTATTTGAAGGATTAAAGAGACTTGGCACAGTTGGTTCTTAATCATATCGCAAAGATTGATAAGCTTCAGGATGAGGTGATTCAGAACGCCGATAATATCCTGCCGTCAATAGATATTGATGAATTATTGAAAGACACAGAGGGGTATCTGTTAAGTCTTGGATTATCATTCCTGAACGAACATATAGACGAAATAGAAAAGGGCGCAAAAGAAGGCGAAAGATTTGCTAAAGAGGTGCTAAAGAAAAGTGGCTGAACGCGCAATTACAGTTACAAAGAATTTTGATCTGAATAAGATTACACTGGATTTGACCAAAGAGTTGAATCTGGCAGGTGGAATGGTTATAAAAGATATTGTAAAAAAGAACCAAAGCGGTCTGGATATTAATGGGAATACGATTAAACCATTAAGTCCAAACACGATTGCGGCAAAAAGCGGGAGTGATCCTTCACGTGCCTTATATGATACAGGCCGGATGATTGGACGAGGTTCGGTCAAAGGTGTTGGCGGGCGTGGGCCTTATCTCTCAAAAAAAGCGAAGAAAACAAATCAAGAAACGATTATTTCAGTAGCAAAAGACAGGGAATCCATTGGTGTTTATCACAATGAAGGAACAAAACCATACACCATCACACCAAAAAAGGCAAAAAAATTAAGTTTTGTTACAAAAGACGGATGGGTTAGTGCGTCCAGCGTGGATCATCCCGGACTGCCGAAGCGTGAATGGTTTGGTATCAGTAAAGATGCTATCAGAGATATTATGAGAATGGTTGAATTAAGAATAGAGGATCGAATTAAACGTGCCTGACCTTCAAATTACAGTTGCCAATCAAATCACTACATCCGCAGCGATAACCGCATTAACGATTGAAGAAGCAATCGTCAATATGAGACTTGCGGGGATGTCGGAAGATGCGATTAAGCAAACGCTTCTGAGTGATTTAAAAGAAGGTGGAATACTTTTCGGTACTTTTAGAAATAAAATTAAAAATAACGTGAAAAATGCGATCAAACTTTCATCTAATGGAAGTGTGAACGGCCAATTTAAAGAAGCCGGAGTAGATAGATTTCAATGGGTATCAGTAGGGGGCGACAAATCCTGTCCAGATTGTGAAAGCAGACATGGTGAAACAGGCACGATGGAGTTCTTTGAACTATTGGGATTACCTGGTTCTGGATTCAGTTTATGTGGCACGAATTGCGACTGCGAATTATTACCTATTGATTATAACGATGAGAATTTTGATAAACCGTTAATAAAGCAAAAGAATTAATGAACAACAACAGGAGACAGTAATGTCAGAAGCACAAGATAAAGTGCAAGATACGACCCGGAATGAGGGACAAGAGGTGGCTTCTCAAAGCCAGACCACACCCGACACATCCGGACAGTCGGAGTTATTGCACGAAGTAATGGCGAAAAAGGAAAAGATCAGAAGTCTTGAATCCAAAGTCGCTGAAATGGAAGCAAAAGAAGAAAAACGGAGACAGGAACGCATGGCGGCAGACGGACAAAAAGACGAATTGATCGCCGAACTGCAAGGTAAGATCGACCACCTATCACCGTTTAAAGAACGTCTGGAAACTTACGAGGATAATCGCCGTCAGGCTTTGCTTGAGCGATTACCTGAAACGAAACAAGAAAAATTCAAGGGACATCCACTCGATGTTCTGGAAGATTTGGCACAGGAGTATTCCCAACCCGGCATAAAGGTGAAGGTTGATAACCAACCTCCCGGTGCGTATGGTGGGTATGCTTCGATGGCAGAGTGGGCGGCTCAAGACCCGAAAGGGTACAAGGCCAACAACAAAGCCACTTCAGGAATTACGGTAGGCTATGGGCCAAAAATATAAACCGTTTGGAGTTGATCTCGACCCGAAAGGGGAATTGTCCGAAAGGAATCTTCCCGATGGGGATATACACGCCGAAATCAAAGGCGAAACTGTGTCGTATGACACTATGATCGACGAATTAGAAGAACGTGCCAATAATGCGGCTCGTGGCAAACGAGTTTCTTCCAGAAAATACTTTTCAGGGTGGACTCCCCCGAATAAGGACAAATAATTATGGCTGAAACTGATACCGGTGTAGCCCAGGGTGGTCTTGATAAAGTCATTGGCGATGCAATCATCGCGTTCAATGAAGTAAATGTCATGTATCCTCTGGTCTCCGCCAAACAATGCCCTCCCGGTGCAATCACAGTCCAGTGGCCGGAATATACCGCCGTCGCTTCCTCCTCAGTAGGTGCAGCTACGGATGGTGCGGATTACACCTCTGTGACATCTGTGACAACCACAGCAAGGTCAGCAACCGTATCTGAACACGTTATTCGTGCAGACGTTACGGACTTGGCAGTAATGGGAAACGCCGATGACATCTCTGGTAATACAGGGGCGATCCTCGGAAATGCCGTCGCTACGGTACAAGTGGCGTTTGCGTAAGCGATTATGCAGATTATTATCGAAGTATTAAGCGGGAAACCTAAATGCGAAAGCACAAGGCAATCCGAACCGAAGGCTGTTCAAAGAGCAGTCAGGGGCAGAGCATAGGCGATGAAAAGATATAATTCGCCCACGAGACTTCGACAACTCAAGTTAGTTGAAAAGATATGCCGATACTCCATTGAAAAGTGGAGATCAAGGATAAAAAACCTTGTGAAACAAATGGCTAAACTCGACGCTGATCTTACAGCACTTGGAACTGGATTCTCACAAACAGAGTGCGGTGCAGGTACAGCTCTTACACTTGATCACATCTTTGGTGGTTTAAGACAGTTAAGAGCAGCAAATGCCCCCGCCCCTTACAACCTACTAATGAGCGATAAGGGTATATGGGGTAGCAAAGGTCTGCAAGGTTTACTTGTGGATGTAGCTGTTACAGGATCGAACGCTAAACCGGGTTCACTGTTAGGTGAGCAGGGACAGGAAATGCTGTCTCGCGGATTTGTGACCTCCATCGGTGGAATCGACGTGTATTTCTCAAATGAGATTAATGACGACGTTGGTTCCGGTGGGGACTCCGCAAGTTTCATGTTCTCTAAAGGAGCGATGGGACTCGCAGTTGGACCGGAAGGTCTATTCAGAATCGAAACGGAACGTAATGCTTCATTCAGAAGCACAGAATACGTTGCCACAGGATTCTGGGGTGAAGTGGAAACTAAAGACGCTTTCGGCGTCTATATCCTTCACGACGTCAGTTAAAAACTGATTTGGTTCGGGGTGGGTAGCCCTGCCCCGATCCGCTAAAATTGGAGTAATTATGTACTTTAAAAGACCAAATGGCGATGTAATCGAATACGACAAAGATCGTCATAATCTGGAATCGTTCAAGGCACGTTTCGAAGAATGTGATAAGGACGGCAATCCGGTAAAGAAAAAAAAGAAAAAGGCTAAATAATGGCCCTGGGATCAAAAACACATATTAATTCCCTGTTAAAAGAATACTGGCTTGACGTAGCCGGAACAACCACCGCCAAGTCTTTAAACGATGCCATGCGGGCAGGTTTAACGGCTCTGGGGTTTTCCGGGTCGCTGAATAAGATGCTCAAGGCATGGGCCAACGATCAGGCCGGCACATCCAACGCTTCTATTTCGGTGGCGTTGAAAAACGCTATGGCGGACATGGTGGGTGAAACCGTTTCGGATGTCACCGCAGGATTGAAGGAATATGTGGGGAAAATCAACTGGAACGCCATCTTGGTCAAATTTGAAGATGAAGATCGGCAGTGGTCTTACATCGACTAAACCGCACGGAACAGCCGTGCAAATAATCTCATGGAAAGGAGATAAAACATGGCAGCTTTAGGCTCACAAAGTATCGCCTCATCATACGAACAGCTTTTACACGTTGATCGGGATGGCGGCGGTGATGGAACAAACCTCGTATCAGTAAAGGACGGGGATAATGAAACGACGTTTGATATTCAGCTATCGTCCAATTCAACCAATTTTCAAACCGATTTTCAAATCGGCGGAACGGCAGTAACCTCAACAGCGGCGGAGTTAAACCTATTAGACGGATCATCCGACGCAAATTCAACCGTAAGCAAAGCGGTAATTTTAAATAGTTCAGGCAATATCGCCTTGCCAGATGGTAAGGGCATTGATTTTAGTGCTGCAAGCGGTGATGCCGGTGGAATGACAAGCGAACTTCTCGATGATTATGAGGAAGGGACTTGGACGGGTGTGGTTTCTGATGGTACAAATAATATGACAATGGCTAATGATGATGGGTACTACACCAAAGTTGGGAATTTGGTTACTGTCTCTGGATATTTTACTACCTCTTCTGCCGGGTCTGCCAGCGGAGCAATTAGAATAACAGGCCTACCGTTCACCGTTAATAGTAACAATGCGGCTTATTCCGGTGGAGGTGCTGCGTTTGGGAACGGTCTCGCTATCACAGCAGGACATTCAGTTTCCTGTTATGGGAACCTTAATTCTACCTATGCACACTTACAAGTCTGGGATGCTACGGCAGGCTCAACAGCTATGCAAGCGTCTGAATGGTCGGCTGATGGGCAAATTATAATTAGTCTCTCTTATAGAGTAGCATAATTCAATACTATATGGATATATAGTTGGAAACGAAATAACAACAAGGAGTGAATAATGGCTTTAAGTAAAAAAGTCTCTTACGATTACGAAATCCGTAGTGAATACAAACATATTCAGGAACGGGAAAAAACAGCAATCATGGAAGATGGTAAAGAACTATCATCCTCTTATCACCGGCGGGTATTGACCCCTGACATGGATGTATCGTCTGAATCTGATGAAATCAAAGGTATGGCAGATGCACTTTGGACAGATGAAGTAAAAGCGGCTTGGGCTGAAAAGCAAGCTGCGGATTCGGAGTAATCAAAATGGGAGGCGAACAATTTGAACAACGGCTTGAACAGTTGAAAGCAGAACGAAAAAACCTTGATATGAGAATGGCGGAAATCAATTTTCTCATCAATGGGTATGAAACGGCCATCAAGGAAGAAAAGAAAAAAGAAGAAACGGATGAACAAACCGCAGATTGACGAATATCGGATTGATGTAGTGGATCGGTTGGCCCGGATAGAACAGACCCTAAAGTCCATCCATAAAGAAGCACGGGACACGAAACTGGAAGTGCAGATACAGAATGGCCGGGTCAGGAAATTGGAGGGTGGTATGGCTGCCATTCAAGGGATCGGATCGGTTTTGAGCATTGTTTTTGGCGGTTTTATAGCATACTTATTCAAAGGGAGAATGTAAATGAGCGATTGGTTTAATTGGACAAATTTCTTTTACCTGGCAGGATTAATCCTTGCCGGTGGTGCGACTTTTGTGGGCTTGAAATACAAGAAACTGGTGGATGAAATGAAGGAAGTGTTCAAGGTACTTCAGGAAGCGTATGAAGATGGCAAATTGTCTAACGAAGAACGGAAGCAGATTATGAAGGAAATTCTGGATGTGTTTTCGGCTCTATTAAAGATAGCCTGGAAGTGATTAGTTCTACACAGATTAAGTCCCTCATCAAATCCACTTGTGAAAAGATGGGGGACAAATTTGCTTCGGAAGATGCTATCACATTGGTACACGAAACGGGTCTTGTGGAATCGGGATATAAATATCTGCGACAGTTAGGAGATGGTCCGGCGGTTTCGTTTTGGCAAGTCGAACCCCAAAGCGGTATTGATAATCTTCAGCACTATTTAAAGCACCGCAAATCCTTGATGGGGAGGTGTGCAGATGCGAGTATGGTGGACTTAAAACATTGGCAGAATTATGACGAAAAACTATGGGGTGAAATCCTTGAAAAGAATATCGCAGCCGGGATTGTTCATTGTCGTTTGAAGTATTGGAGAGTGCCGAAGAAAATGCCAAACACTCTTGAAGGGCGGGCAAATTATTGGAAGAAATATTATAACACAGATCAGGGTAAAGGTACGGAAGAAAAATACATAGACACGGTGAAGGAATATCTATGACACTTGGGAAATCAATTCGACTCATAAAAGATAAAGCCGAAAAAATAGACTTGAATGGTTTATATGAGAATCCGTCTTGCTATTTTGACGATTTGGTTATCCTTCTTCACGCGATCAAAGAATTGGAAGAACCGACCCGGATTAATTTAAAAGATTTAAAAGATAAGGTGCATCAAGCATGAGTACATACGAAGCCACCTATTGCGACACCAATACAGATTTACAATATATCGTGCCGGATATTAACAACTACAATTTGAGGCGGGTATTGCCCGGTGATTGGGTTGCATCCGGAACGACTGATTTATACTATCTTTATTCGGCGGGATATGTGACACAACTGTTTTACAACGGTGAGGAAATGACATCGGTGTCAGATACGCCGAACTCAAATAACGAATTTAATTATGCAACCGGAACGGGATTGCTGAGTTTTTACAAAACATCCTCATCCACGACGCTGTTAAACAGCGCGGTGATAGAAGCAGGCCGTGATTGGTATGATACAAAGGTCGAAGCAGTGAGGAAGGCGAGCGATTTCGTCAGGAATGTTTTGCCTGTTCCCATCTATCCCCGGAAAGGCGTGGGGATGGCTTCCGCTACCGGGAACGATTGGCCTGAAATTATTGTCAGAAGCACGGCAATTATCGCTTGTGCTGATCTGGTCCGACCTTTTGACAAAGAAAAAGGCGATGAATTGATGGCGATGGCCATGAACCCGGAAGGGACGGGATACCTCGATATGATCCGTAAAGGTGAGATCGCCCTATCCCAGGATGAAGGCTTGGCCAAGCATGGAGGGGTATTGCGTGAAGTATCCATCGCGGCGAACACCACCGGATCTATTATAGATGTGAAAGGAACGCCATCGGTGGATTGGGATGTGATTAAAATTATCATTGATACCACAGGAACGTTCACCGCCGGATCGGCTTCCGGTGTAAAGTTTGATTCGTTTGTAAGTGACGACACCGGATTAAAAACAACCAAGATTGCCGATGCAGTTACGATTGACGGATCGTTTCAGGATGTAGGACACGGTATGGCCGTAAGATTCAGCCCTGGAGTTTATAATTCAACGTCAGATGAATGGGAATTGGAAGTGTCCGGGGTATTGGACTCAAGGACAATGGCAGTCAAATACGCAACGGCAGATAGAACCTGATGGCAACAACAATTCAATCACCTTTCTGGGCGGAGAATCACAACCTATGGTCTGCCGAATCGAATACATGGGACTATGGATCAGGTGATTCAGATAGCTATGCGAATGTCATCTATGAAAATGTCGTTGAATCCCTGCAAGATTTAATAAAAAATGAATTTGAAATTCCTGTATTTGACGAACACAGAGGGAATCAGTCTTTTGTACTCGAACCTATCGAAGATACGTTAATCGAAATGATTTCGTCTGGTCAATCAAGGAATTATGAAGTTGATATAATCTATACCTTGATGAAAGGTGGCGGATTTAGGGCAGTGAAAACCCAATTAACAAGCACCGCCGAACACTTAAAAAGGTTAGTGCATAATAACACAAGTTATTCACCGTCGGGTGTTTATAAATATCACGATGGACGAATTGAATCAGTTGCTTATGAACAAGATGAGGAGAATCTCGATTTATGGAGAGCAAATTTATCTTTCCAATGTACGGTGACTGAAATATTCACATAAAATGATGATACATCATAATCATAAAAAGGAAAACAGATAATGGCAAGTTTAGACAAAACAGTTTATTCCGGTAAGCAATTTGAATCCTATGTGTCGATTCAATCAGATGCTTTGGGGACGAATGATGTATCGGGTACACTGTATAAAATAAGAACTCCGGAGGTCAATGACATTGATTTCTCTGCCGGCTCACAGTTTGCAGATGTAATCAGATCGGGCCAAAGAGTTCAAAGGCCGGATGATCATATTGCGATATACAAGGGTGGAACATTCACCTGGTCATTCAGCGATTACGTTATTGAAAATGAAGCGGCTTTACAAATGCTGCTTCAATTAGCGACTGAAGATTCAAGCCCCGCAGTTTCGGCACAAATGACAGGGAATCAAGCCACTGTCGCTTATGAAGAAGGCGCAACGACAGGCCAATATGCCTGTGTGGTAATATCTTCTCCAGATACGGATGAAGATAAATTAATGTTTTCGTCGATTTTAGAAGAATTGACGTTAAGCATGGATGCCACAGCAAACGGTGGTCGCCTTACGGCATCGGGTAGATTTTGGTCGGGTTATCAGCCGGTAATAGGATCAGAGGGAACATCGGCAAATGCGACTGCGGTGAATTATACCAAAGGATTCTTTGACTGTACGACAATGAGTATAGGTGGCGACGATGTGGTATTGAACAAATTTGACATTACAATATCCAATCCGGCAGCAAGGGTCGGGTATTCAACGGTCAATTCCATATCTCATGAACCTTCCGCCTATATGCGTGGTGGAATGATTGATATAACGGGAAATGTCAGTGCGAAATTGGATGACAACGTCACAGATACGATTCAAGACTTCAGATCCGGAGCTTCCGTCAATATTAGTGTTGGAGATGGATCAACCATTGATTTTGATATACCGACTGCTAAATATACAGGCTACACTCACACAAATACTGACAGCGGAGTATTTATTGACCTACCGTTTAAAGCGACGGCAGATGGGTCAAACGCTCTGGTCACAATTATAGCGACTTAATTAATAACGGAGGCAAAATGATCGTTAAGGTCAATAAAAAAGAATGGGACGTAAATGACTGCACTTATGCACAAAGACGCGAACTGCACAAACTTAATGCAAAAGTCTGGTGGGATGGCAAAATGGATGTGGAGTCCTATTATGAAGTCCTTGAAAAAGTAGGTGCAATCGCCGGTCTGGGTGAAAATGATTTTAAAGATATGGATATGCCCGAAGTGGATGCTGTACTGCAAGCCATATTTTTAGAATATCTGGGGATTGAACCGGCAAAAAAAGATTCCGGGGGTTGAGCCTTGCGGTTTGGTGTTGGCAATTTGGCTTCCCCGAACCTCGTGATATATATAGAAGCCTCCCCTATACAGTGGCGAAACTCCCGGTTACTTACAAACACGATCCGGTGAGGGTACAGACCGTAGAAGATATATGGAATATCATAGATGAAATATGCGAACCAAGTGAACAATTTACAGATGGACAAATATTATACCATTCTGTCCCTTTCTTTGCAGACTGCAATCAAATTGTCGAACCCTGGATGATGGATATGATTAACGAATACAACTATGTGACCCGGTTTAATATATCAATGGGTGAATTAGATAATGTTCCTGCACACCGGTTGGATTGTTTCACAATTATAGATCGGGAAATAAACGCTTCAATGAAAGAAAAAGCAAAGCAAGATAATGGCTGATAAACGATTAAATATTAAAGTCCGCACCGACGGCGCAAAACGATCCAAAAAAGAATTAAAGGGTGTCGAAGGTGGTATAAAATCTTTAGGTGTAGCCGCTTTAAAGACAGGAGCAACATTTTTCGGTGCGGCAGGGCTGATTACCGCCATGAAATCTTTTATCAAATTGGCGGCAGAACAGGAATTAGCTGAAAAAAAATTAGAAACTGCTTTAGGCCGGGTCTCTCAATCATTACTTGATCACGCAAGCGCACTGCAAAAGCAAAGTATGTTTGGTGATGAAGCAATTATCATACAACAAGCCTTTCTTGCTTCGTTAAAATTTACTGAAGAACAAATAAGAACCATCATCCCGGTTGCCATTGACCTTGCTGCCGCTACGGGAATATCGCTTGAATCTGCTGTAAGGAATACCGCCAAAACCTTTAGCGGTCTGGCCGGTGAATTGGGTGAATTAATCCCGCAGCTTCGAGATTTAACTGCCGAAGAAATGAAAGCCGGGGAAGCGGTCAAAATCATGGCCGATTTATTTGGCGGTCAAGGCAAAGAGCAGACCGAGACTTTGGCGGGATCAATTCGACAATTAGAAATGGCTGTGGGTGATGCCGGGGAAGCGTTTGGTGAATTGATGGCGAAAAACGTGGAAAAAACAGCAACCAGTTTGACCACACTCGCCGAAGTTTTACAAGATGAATCTATACAAAATTTTTTCAGCAAAACCTTACCGCTTGCGATTAAAGAGACCAATCCTTCGCTTAAAATTTTTAATGATTTATTAGATAAACTAAATAAGGGTCTTGAACGTCGTAAAGAACAACAAGAAGAAGCGGCTCAGATTGGCGTTGGTGAACAATTAGACATAAGTCTTTTGACGACCCAACAACAATTAGAAATGGGATTAATTGATTTAGAAGCAGAATCCCTCCAAATTAGACGTGAAGGTTTTGTGCTAATGGAGGCCCAAGAAGTGACATATAAAGAGATTAATTCTAACGCAGAAAAAATAAAAAATTGGACTGAAGCAACGGCTTCCTCATTAATGACCTCTGCAATTATGGGTGATAATGTGGCAGAAGCCTTAAAACGAGCCGTCCTTCAAATGATTATCATGGTGGCACAGGCTAAGCTTTACGATCACTTTATGACATCCGCCACAGGCGGGACGAATAAGTTATTTGCTGCCATTGGCAATTTCCTTTTTGGCGCATCACCAACACAGGCATCCCCATCACCAAATGGCCCAGGTGCAAAAATTACAATTAACCAGAATTTCGGAGGTATGGGTGTCATTGATCACAATTTCGCTGCCAATAGTATTATACCGGCCATAAACAAGGCCATCAATACGGGACAGGCGAGGATTGGGTAGATGCTATCATTCGACTCCGGCCTTACCAACGCCCTTAAAAATGCAAATACGACGGCGTTTTGGGTACTTAAGCTTTATTACAATGATGAATCGGCTTTTATTGGTGTAAGCGACCGCCATCGCCAAGATGGTTCTGACATATATTATGGATTGGTAACGTCTTGGGGAACATACCGCCAATCATTAGACTTCTTTAATTTTACCACATCAATCGGCAACATGAGCATCACGCTGATTAATGCCGAAAAATCCATTCAGGGCAAACGATTCTCCGATCTATTGGCTGATTATAACTTCGCCAATCGCAAATGGGAATTATTTTTAAACACAAACGAAACGTCCACACTTGACACCTCTGCTCGGATGATTGCTTCCGGTGTTATCTCCGGGGAAATTGATTACGATTCCAATAATTTAACTCTCACTTTACTTGACTATTCATCCCGCCGGCATAAGGTTGTGCCTGTAAATACAGTGGATTCTACATATCCTAACGCTCCGGAAAACAATAAGGGTAAACCGATCCCGATGGCTTATGGGGATTTTTCCGTAGATAGCAACGCCCCCACAAGCACAACAGAATTTGACAGACACTTCACTAAAGGAAAATTTCCTGCGATTATATCTGATGAATGGGATGCTACAAATGCGAGAGTCGAGGCGGTCGTGGATAAACAGACTATTCACACTCTAAGCACAAAAAATATATACGGGTATAAGAATAAATTTTACTTCCCTGTGGATGATGCTAATGCTACCGAAACAGAAACAGGACCGGCTACCATATCATTCAAAGGAAGTACATGGTATGTTTATATCCCTCTAAAAAAGCACAATACTTATGATTCGGGTAATTATGCCAATGAATTAGATGGAGATTTCACCACATACGGAGATTTGTTAAATGCCCCATACACAGATTCAAGTCCGAGGGGTTATCGTGTCCCAAAAATTCAGAAACTGGGTGCGTACACATCTATAAACTTACTCATTGATTTCAAATCACAAATTGGCACACCAAATCCCGGCTTATACGTTTCCAATAGTGTTGGAGACAACGATATATCCGTAACGTGGAACGGCGCAGATCAGGCCGTGAACCTTGAGACATTATATTCATCACCGCAGAGAACGAATTGGGATTTTGAAAGTGACATATTTTTAGAATTGAATAACTCATCTGCCGGATCAGGAATTGTATCTTTTGATTTATATCAAATTGGGATTGAAATTGGATTCACTCCCGACACAGATAAAATTTTCACCCAATACATCGAAGAACTGACTGAAGCCATCCGCCCGGCCACAAGGGGGCATGGATTGGAGGCAAATGTATGGGATGGTGGCGAACAGAAATACACCATCACCAAAACAAGGACAGAAAATACTCCCGCTATTCTTGATTTTGCCTATTGCAGTGGAAAGGGAAGAAAATATGGTGCATGGATTGACACTATTATTTCGGGGGGACATGGCTCAAACGATAGAAATGACCAAAATGGTGATGCGGTTGATCCAGGTTATGATGAAAACGACTTGATCGAAAATCCGGTCTATATGATTGAAGATATTTTGAGGACTGAATTATCCCTTGATCCATCCACCACCGGGGCAGATATTGATATATCCACATTCGACTATTCCGGCAATATCACTGACGGATATTTAGGTGACATCTATGAAGATGCTGTGGGCGATGTAAAATTCGCTTTTTCTCAATATAAATTTATCAATTCAAAAGACCTTCTGAACCGATTAGCCCGCCTTTGTTTTTCTTATGTATTTATCGGTGGTGATGGAAAATTTAAAATTAAAACATTGAGGCGAGCAGACGATTATTCTTCTGCAAATCAAACCATCGACTTCGGGGATATTGACGTGGGGCGAATCGGAAAAACATCTTTAGGAGCTGTTAAAAATTCAATCGTTGCGAAATATGATCACGATTATGCAGCAAAACAAAATAAGGAAGAAGCCACCGCGTCTGATTCCACTTCTCAAGGAACGACGGTAAGCGGATACAATCAAACCATGAAGCTCGAATTGGATGCTGCTGAAATATTGGATTCGACCACCGCAACGAAATTGGCAGAAGCCTATCTTTATTTGATGAAGGACAGAAAGGACACGGTTGATTTCACTTGTGTCCGCCCTAAATACAATCACCTTGAGATTGGGGATATAATTAATTTTTCAAATTGGCCCACAGACTTGAAGGTCTATGGTCAAACAATGGGAGGATCGTGGGATTCCACCACAGACACATTTTCATCGGTCACAACCACCTGGGATAATATGGCTGCCGGGTATTTCATTGTGGCTGATATTACCAAGACAGTTACAGGCTGTTCAATTAAAGCAATAAAGGTATCATAATGGCAAACATGAATATCGGTACACCCCGCTTTTATACCGATCACATTAATTTTTTGATGAGCCGGGGCATCGGGCAGGATGGCAACTTCGATGTCATCACAGGATCAAATTTAATCGGCATACAGACCGGAAGCGAAGCGGAATTGTTTGATATGCGACCATTGAATAAGGTGGATTTCAATACCAGTGCTGCAACCTCAGATCATGTCCTTATCAATATTGACACGCAAAGCGCAACATCAAAAAAGTCTTATGTGGCCATTCTTAATCATAACTGTAATTCCGCCAATGCGAAAATAAGGATTCGTGGAAGTGATACGGAATCTCATGTCAGCGTTGCAGATATGGCAAGCGCAAACTATCCAACTTTAAAAGAAATTGTGAATGGGGATACGATTAGCACATCCATTGTGACGCCGGCAACTGATGGATCAACTATTGTGTCGTGGACAGGTGGAGAGCAAACATATAGATACTGGGGGATTCAGTTTGAAGGGGATTCGACTTTTGATAGTGGCACGGATCTATTTGTGGGCTGCATTATGATTGGCGAATATTATGAAATGCCACACGCCCCTGATCTGGCTGTGACCCGGATGATCTCATACAACCGCATGAATGACTTGCAGGAATCCTTTGGCGGACAGCGCTTTAGTAATCTTAAGTCATACGGCAGAACCGCAGGTAGCACATCAAAATCGCCATTCACGACTGCATCCAACGGACATGATAGTCAGGGCGGGCGATTAATATATGATATGAGTTTCAGTTTTATCGACTCGACCGATCTTATGCCAAACGAATACGATATAGTTGCAGATGATGACAATTTCGTAGATGATGTGTGGAATAGGACCAACGGAAACCACATCCCTTTTATCTTTTCGATTGATAAAGATTCGGAAGGCCCTAATGCAGAATCGGAACATATTTTTGGCCGGTTTGCCAACAATTCTTTAGACATGGCCCAGGTCGCCCCGAATGTTTATAATATAAAATTGACAGTAGAAGAAGAATTTTGATAACCTGCAATCCTACGCAAATGGGTAGTAAGACTAACCACAAGGACGAGAATGATATTTGCTACATCACTGTCCCCGAATATATGCGTAAAGAATTGAATTGGGAAATGGAAGATAAGATTCGATTCGATGAAACAGAGATATGTACGGACGACGGGGAATATAATTCACTTGTACTTGTAAACGAGTCCCTTGAAGAACGGATGGAAGGTGAGTAGTAAATTACGCAAGCGGGTAATATAGTACGCATGAGAAAATTCGCCACATTAATCTTCGCAGTGCTGTTTATTGCCTCAAGTTGCAGCGATGATATATATGTTGGTGGGTATAACAAGAACTTGGAACATATTGATTCAACCTTTTATGAGAAATCAAGAAAGATAAATACAGGATATGAATAAGCCAATCGGACAAGATTCATCACTTAACATCAGTCTTCCTATGCTCTTGCAAGCCGTCGGATTTATTGGTGCGATGGTGTGGGGATACGGACAGTTGAATACAAGAATATCCTTCCTTGAACACCAAGCGAATACCAATGAGCGTTCCATTGAGGAAATGAAGGCGATGCAGGATTTACCAATTCCAAGTGATGTAAGGCAAGATGAAAAAATTAAAAGAATTGAGCAAGAGATTATGAGATTGAGAGATGCCCAAAGGAATTAGCACAGATTCACAGATTCATATTTCGGTCATTTTTTTGGTGAAAATTCTGATCGGAATTAGTGCCTTGATCGCCGGATACTACAATATCCAAAACAAATTTGCGAGCATTGACAGAAGCATCGGTGATCTGCATGAAGAAGTGGTGATATTGACATCGAAAGTATCAGCGATGGAACAGGAGCATATAGAGGAATTAGAAGAAACTATTATTGAGCAGAAATCACTATTGCAAAGGATGGGACTTAAAAAATAATGAATATTTACGCTGAATATGGTGCGATCGGTGTCATTGTAAGTCTATTTGTAATGATGATCACCAATTTAATCAAAAGCCAAAAACTTCAAAATGAGGACTTGGATCAGATTCGCCAAATCAATGCGAAGTTGGAAACCAAAATGGCAAACGTAGAATCCATCGTTCTCAAAATGCTTGATAGATGGAATCGGTCAGATGAAACCTCCCAAAGGCACCGTGAGGATATTGTAAAAGAATTAAATGATGTGACAGATGACCTTGCATATTTGAAAGGCAGAATCAACGGTAAGTGATAGACCTTCGGCTTTTTGTCCGAATATTGTCTTAATTTTGTCACATACAATAGCGCATTATAAAGCATTATAGAATATTATAAGATATAATAAAAAGGCTCACTTCAAATCATTTTACTGACGAGAAATGAGCCTTATTGAGAAGCGGGACTGACGAGACTTGAACTCGCGACCTCCGGCTTGACAGGCCGAATTTCCTATTGATATTGTTGAACTTACAGGAAACTGTCCTAATTTTGTCCTAATTGTTCAATGTTATTTTTGACCATTTCTAACTGTTTAGTCGTATAATGAGCCGTCATTTTCTCCGATGTATGGCCAACCGCAACCTTAATATCTTGAGTCCCCAGACCAATATCATGCAAATGTGAGATGAATGAAGCCCGCAAATTCTTAATTGATCCATGAATATGATATTTTTTCAATTCTCTTTTTAAAAGTTTAGATGACCAATTTCTGCTGTTTTTGTTATCCATGATATTAATTATATTAAAATCAAGCTTGGAGTGCAGCGGAATCTGAACCGGGACATCTGACTTATCCCTTTCTAATTGAATCACACCATTTTTAACAGCGTTTTTTGAAAGCGTCCCCGCATCACCAGAGTCCAGTCCGGTATAATAGCATAACATCCAAAATCTCCGGTGTTTTAATTCTATTTTTTCATTGGAAAATATCTCAAATAATATGTCTTTTGGAATCGCCCGAAAACGGCGTCTTTCCTTCGCTATCGGTAGCTGGGCTGACTTCATAGGATTGCGGTCGATATACCCGCAAGAAACGGCAAATTGAAGCATCTGACGGATCGGTTTAAGATAGTTTAATACAGTATTCGGAGCATGGCCACTTTTTAAGCCACCAATATATTGATTTAGGTCGCGGGATTGAATTGATGAAACTGGCCTGTCCTGGTATTTATTTACAAATTTTTGAATCTTTGGAAGATTGTTTTGAAACCAAGAATCGGATTTATCATCTTTGATGAACTGCATCCACTCGATTGACAATTCATGGATGGTTCGGATCGCGGGTGAATATATACCGAAGGCTTCTAATTCATATTTTTCATCAAGTTTTGTTTTAATCTGTTTGGCGATTGCCAGATTTTCTGTTTTTAAACTAAAAAATATATATCCACGACGATAATACCATTTTTTATCTCTTTTATATAATACACTCACGCCGCACCTTATCGCAGAAGATCACGTGCAGTCGGGACAATCTTTTTCAATACACTCTATTAAAGCAAGATTGTACTGATTATCTACACTCCCGAATGATTTAGACCTACATCGCACTTCGCAATATTTCCCATTTTTCTTCAGGACTCTGCATTTACTTTCACTGTCAGAGTTTTTCATAATTGCACATCCATCCGCATCGTCGGGATGAATGAAGTTTGTCAATAATTTGCCCATCATATCTAATTTTTCATAACCGAATTGTCGCAGAAATTCATTATTGACACTTCTTATGATATTATTGCCTCTCAGTACAGCAAGCGGGTGGTGCATATTATCAAACACATAGTCCCATTGTCGGGATTTGATATTAAGATTCTCAGCAATCTCTTTAAAGGTTGAACTCGCATCCAATTCCCGTGCGAAGGATTCAACGCTTCCCTGCGATGATTCGTATGCCCTGACCTGATTCGTGAGTTCTATGTTTAATGCTTTGAGCGATTCAATTTCGTCGAGGAGATATTTTTGAAGTCTATTGTCCATCGGCGCGTCACCTTTCTTTTCTATTCCTGTATCAAGTTTGATTTCCTCGTTGTTTAACCATTTAATTTTTTGCTTCTCTAATTCCGCCAGTTTATTCACGTGATGTTTCTGGGGGCGATTCTCCCCAGATTTCCATTTATAGACTGCACCGATAGAAACTCCAAGCTTATCGGCAATAGTCTTGACCGAAAAATTCGTTTTTCGCAACAAATCTTGAAAATAATCATTGTAAATCATGGTGTAATATAAGGCAAAATATTTCATTATTATACATCATTATGATATAAATGTTTGTATTTAAATTATATTATTGTATATTTGGGTCGTAATATAGATATAGAAAAAGGAAATATGACTGAAAAATTCTACAAACCGGATGAGGTGGCAAAAAAGTTAGGTGTTTCGACATCGACGGTTCGCTCCCTTATAGGAAGAAAAAAATTGAAATCATTGAGACTTGGTTTTCGCACTCAAAGAGTTTCGGAATCCGCCCTTAATCATTTCATTCATACAAATACAAAATGAATAGAGGAAAATCTATGACCGTCCCGAAAGTTGATTCCTCGCTTTTTCCCGCCGACCATCGGGCGGGGCGGTCTCAAAATGAGGAATAAAACTATGAGCAGAACATCTGAAGGACTCGAACCGCACCTTTATTTTCCTGTTTTCGGTGTGAATCGAGAAATACCACCGGACGAACCCGAAATGGAATGTCCACACAAAACTGTCATAATGACCAATCTAAACGATGAATCAATCTTGGTATGTGAAGATTGCGGCGAGGAGGTGGAGATATAAGATGAGTAAAATGGGAGATTACTATCAAGAACAATCAGAATTAAATGATTGGGACAAGGTGGATAGATTTTATTTGGAAAAAGAAGATAAAATAAAACTAAAAATAGAATTAGTACCAAAAACAGCATGGTATAAGAATGTAAGAAGTGCAGTAAAAAAAGAAACATGGGATATAATTCGCAAGGATTGCTATAAGCGTGCCAATTATAAATGCGAAATATGTAACGGGGTTGGAGAAAATCATCCGGTAGAGTGTCATGAAATTTGGAATTATAATGATTCGCAAAAAATACAAAAATTAATAGGGCTTATTGCTTTATGCCCTAATTGCCATAAAACTAAACATCCCGGACTTGCCAATATAAAAGGTGAGTTAAATATAGTTATAAATCAACTTATGAGGGTTAATGGTATGAGTAAAATTGAAGCAAGGAAGTATATTAAAGATGCTTTTGATATATGGAAAGATAGAAGCCGGTATTTTTGGAAGTGTGATATTACTTATTTAGAAAATTATAAACGATCAAAGGCGACAGATGAAGATGTTTTTTAGAGCCGAAATCGAATGTACGGATGATCAGGGCAATCCACACGGCAAAAGCGTTTGGGCCTTCACCATCTATGATTTGGTCGATAAAATTGCAAAGCTTGGCGATATGTGGACCATAAACCACGCTCACAAACTTAACAATAATCAAGAGGTGGTTAAACACTTCACCAACACCGCCAGGACATTACTTAAAGAAAAGAGGAGTACAAATTATGCCAGTTAAAATACATGGGAAAGAATATAAGACTGTGGCCGAAAGGGTTGCAGAAGCCCACAAAAAACATAAGAATAATATTGAAATACAAACCGAACTCGTCTCATGGGAAGATGGTGTAATAATTATGAAAGCCCATGTCATCATCCATGATGGCGATAATGTCCGGCATTTTACTGATTATGCTTATGAAAGGGAGGGTTCATCCCAAATTAATAAAACCTCCGCTTTGGAAAACTGTGCAACGAGTTCAATCGGCCGCGCACTCAGTGCCGCGTCATTTGGCGGAAGTGAATACGCATCTGCCGATGAGGTGGCCAACGCCGTTCATCAGCAAGGCGCACCAACACCGCGAAAATCCATCCACCAACAGGATAAACGCAACGCCCCGATGACAATGAAGCAACAGGGCCTGATCCTTAAACTCATGAAATCATCGCTCATCACCGATGAAGAACGGTTGAAGATTGAAGGATTTGTTCACGATCCCAACGCAACCATAAGTGTCGCCTCGGATACTATCGACACATTACAGAAGTGGATTGATGAACGGGAATTGGCGGAGTAAAGAATGGCAAAAACTGATACAAAAGTTCGCCATCGCCCAAAGCTTAATGGGAGTGAACGCGACATTACGGGTCAAGCAGAGACTTTTCGGGGATATACCGAGCGTGAATTATTTATCTGTTCGGCAGATGATGCGACTGTTAGCCGAATTGCGGAAGATTTGGCACGAATCCGAAAAGAACTCAAAAACAACTTCAACGCCATGAATCGAACACTCGACAATATGGCAACACAGATCACAGATACAAAGGAATCCATTGATCAAACGAGAGCGCAGATAAGAGAACTGTGATCTACCCAAACCACAACCACAACCAAGCCAATGATGAATCCTGAAGCGGATGGGGGCGACAAGCGGAACGCCCCCCAATACCGCACTTACTATTTCTACCCACCATTCGACGGCGACCCCATCGCCATCATTATACCGGAAGATCAAGTGGAATACCACGATGGTCACTTCACCAAACTGTACCGCCGTTACGAATCAAAAAACTGGCGGATTGAGGAAATTAAACCAAAGGAAAAAGTGTATGAAACTCCACAGATACACCCACAAACAGGCAGACCCATTGGATAAATACATCGCCAAATTTGCGTTTGTAGTCTGCGTATATATGATGCTGCAATTAATGAGAGCGATACTGAACGGCTGGATGTAGTGGCCAAGCGATTCACAGAAACGGGTAAATGGAAGAAAAAATGGATCCGTGAATTGAATCCGGACATGAAATTATTTTGGTTTTACTTATTAGATAACTGTGATCATGCCGGGGTGTGGGAAGTGGATATTGACCTTGCATCGTTTCAGATCGGCGTCAAACTGGATGAAGCCAGAATTTTAAAAGTGTTCAATCGCAAAATTGTACCTTTTAAAGATGGAAAATGGTTCATCCCAAAATTCATTGATTATCAATATGGCGAACTGAATGAAAAAGTCAATGCTCACAAATCTGTTATAAAGTTATTAACAAAATATGGCTTATATGTGGAAAACCAACAGTTGGGCAACAGTTGGGCAACTGTTAAAGTAAATACTTTAACTGTTAAGGACAAAGATATATACAAAGATAAGGATAAAGATAAAAGAGAGGGGAAATTTGAATCTATTGAAAAATCTTTAGATGATTTACAGGCTCAATTTAAAAACCGAAATGTGAAATCTGAATTTCAGCATTTCAAGGATTACTGCGAAGCCAACGGAAAGAAGTATAAAAACCATCTTGCCGCATTTAGAAATTGGCTCAGAAATGACAGTTACCGGTCCAAAGATGAACCGGTGAAACAGACTAAAATCACCCTATCCTGCCCCAAAGGCCATCATAAGCGACAAGTCAATCGTGGTGTAAGTGGTGTATGCCCGGAATGTTATGAGCAACTTGTGCCGATTGAACAAATCCAGATCAAAAGGGCGATTGCATGAACATACTGGAAGCCATATATGCCGGGGAAAAATGTGGGTATAACGGTCAAGCCAGAATACACAAATCACGCAAGAACACTTATGCCTGGGATATGGCTGACGGACAGATTTACGTCTGCCCGGACTGTAATATCGCATGGCAGAATCCCATCACGGGCAACGGTGAGCATTGGTATTACGAAGATTTCCCAACCTACGGCAAACGGAGGAAACAATGTCCGAAATGCAAACCTTGAGATGGATCTGTGATGAGCGCAGAAAACAATGGCTGCGGGCCATCCGCACAGGGGAATCAGAATGGACGATTCGCCAAAAGAAAAAACTTTATTACAAAGCATTAGAAAAGGCATTGAAAAAGAAAAATGACACACGGCAGTCTATTCAGCGGCATCGGGGGGATTGATCTTGGATTTGAGTGGGCCGGTATCGAAACCAAATGGCAAGTGGAAATTGATCCATATTGCCGGGAACTCTTGGGTAAACGCTTTCCCAATGCAAAACAATTTGAAGATGTTAAAACAGTTGGCAGCCACAATCTTGAAAAAGTGGATATTGTTTCCGGGGGATTCCCCTGCCAGGACATTTCCATCGCCGGGAAGGGGAAGGGATTAGCGGGTGAAAGGTCCGGTCTTTGGTCAGAGTTGCACCGCATTATTGGCGAGTTACGACCCCGATTTGCGTTCATTGAGAACGTCCCAATGCTCACTATTCGGGGGGGGGTCAGAGTTATTGCTGACCTTGCCGAAATCGGGTATGACGCAGAATGGACGACTTTATCAGCTTCAAATGTCGGTGCTAACCACAAAAGGGAAAGGCTCTGGATTGTTGCCTACCCCGAGAGCCAGCGATTACAAACGAATAAAATTCAAGAAAGAGAGTTTGGAGAAGGTGATAAAAAAGAACCAAAACAATGGAAACAATTTCTCACTATCAATGCCGGAAATTATTACATGGAAAATTGGGAAGCCTTTGAATCTGAACTTTGTGGAACTGATTATGGGGTTCCCGGAGAACTGGACAGACTTAAAGGCCTCGGTAACGCCGTCGTGCCGCATATCCCCTATATCATCGGAAAGCGACTCAAAGAATTATGCCAAAAAAACCAAGCCGAAAAACCCTCGTAAGAAACCTTGATAAAGCCGTATCACAATATATCAGAAACCGGGACAAATGCTGCGTCCAGTGCGGCTCTACGGAACGCCTCACGAATGGTCATATCTTCACCCGGAAAAACTATTCAACACGGTGGGACATATCCCATGACGGCAACTGTCATACACAATGCTGGCCGTGTAATTATAAACATGGCTCTGACCAATGGCCTTATTTCCGGTGGTACATCGACAAATTCGGTCAAGAAAAATTCGACGAACTGCGAAGGCGGCACAAAACAATCAGAAAATTTAAAAACTATGACCTGGAAGAATTGTTAGAGAAGACTCGTGAGTTACTATAACACAACCCACCTCACCGGATTTGAATTAAAAGAATCCCGCCGAAAAGCCAACACTCAAGAAGATCGGATTCTTACCTTTTTTGAAAAGAACGCCGACAAAGCATTTTCCCCGGAAGAAATACAGACATACTGCATGATGGCCAACAGACCTTTAACCTCGGTGCGCCGGGCTATCACCAATCTCACAAAAGAGGGGTATTTGCGGAAAACCCCTCACATGAAACCGGGGAACTACAGCAAGCCTGTTCATACATGGCAGTTTAAACAATCCACACCACAGGAAGAATTGTGGTAAACACATACCAAAGGAAAGCCTATGCGAGCCATCTGCCCTGACTGCGGATCGACCCATACCAAAAAGAAAGCAATACGCCTAACCAAAAGCGGTGAATCCAGACGAAGGTGGGAATGTAAAGAGTGCGGTCGAAGATTCACAACCAACTGGCAGACGTTTGAAAACATCGACAAATCTCACCTCCCCCGGATACTATTATTCGATATTGAAACAACGCCTATGACCGTTCATGTGTGGGGACTGTATAAACAGCGCATCCCCCATACCAATATCGTGAAAGAGTGGAATATTTTATCCTGGGCGGCGAAATGGCTCTATGATGATGAAATCCACAGTGATATTTTAACATCTGAAGAAGCGAAAGCCGGGGATGATAAAAGGATCATAGAATCCATCTGGAAACTGTTGGATGAAGCCAATATCGTGATCGCTCATAATGGGGATCGCTTTGATCTGCGGAAATTAAATGCCCGCTTTATAGACAATCAGTTAGACCCGCCTTCTCCCTACAAGTCCATTGACACCTTAAAAGTGGCCCGCCGGGAGTTCGCTTTTACATCTTATAAACAGGATTACCTTACCAAGCATTTCAAACTTGAGCAAAAATTGGACACGAATTTTCAACTCTGGCTTGATTGCATGGATGGGAAACAGGATGCTTTGGACAAGATGGCCGAATACAACCGCCACGATGTAATGGGATTGGAAGATGTCTATTTAAAACTCCGCCCCTATATCCACAACCATCCCAATCTGGGTGTATTGATGGATCAGGATGTTTGCCCGAATTGCGGCTCAGATCACTTAATCGAAACGGAAGCAGTCTATCTTACCACCGCCAATGTGTTCCCGGTCTTCAGATGCGGGGACTGTAAAACGCCTTACATCCGCCATAAGAAAAACAATAATCTGATTAAAACATCCTTCCGGAGTGTGGCCAGATGAAAAAAGTAAAAATCGTCCCCCAAATATGCAAGCACCATTCCTGCCTTGACTTGGCTGAATATGAATTTACGGATGTGCGGAAGGGTAAGACCGTCACGTTGGCCTATGCTTGCCATGAGCATATCGAAAAGGTGCGAAAACTATTGGAATCAATCTATGCCAAAGAAGAAATACATTAAACGTCCATTCCCGCGAAAGGGTGTGGATTGGTCAAAATTGAGGCCGAAAGTGCTGACAAATCGAAAACAAGGAATTGATTTGGTTGAGGTTGCCCCGGAGGAAGCTGCCCCGGCCTCGAAAAATTATGCCAAATAAAAAAGCAAAAAACAGGAAAAGAGCAAAGATGCTTAAACGAAAAAGCATCGCTGAGTATAAAGCCAAGAAACGAAGGGAACGAAAAGATGCCAGACGTTCAGCTGAACCCGATTAAAAAGGAAAAATAACATGAAAGCAAGTCAAATAATTGAAGAATTGCAAATCTTAATAGACAGATTCGGTGATAAGCTGGTCTATGTTATTGATGAAGATGATGAAGAAACAGAATCAGCAAGAGTAAGGTTTTTAACTGAAAGTGACGGTGATGGTGAATTTATAGAAGATTTACCAGACCGATTTTACATTGGAGGATAATATGCACTGGTTAAGGAAGAATTAAATTGATTGTTATATGCTTTTGGCGGTTTATACAGGCTTCGGACACGGTGTACAACGTATAAATAAGAGCCGATTAGATTACTTGGAGTATAACGACCGCCAATTGCATTATAAAACGTCTTGATAAACCTAAAGGAGAAATAAAATGAAAGATTTAAGTGAGATAATAGATTTTCACGGATTGGATAATTACATCACTGGCAACTATGGTGAAAACGTGGTGAAAAGTGGTGAAAACGTGGTGAAAAGTGGTGAGCATATTGGCATCTATGACCTGATTAAGGAAGAAATGTCAGAATGAATGATGGAAAAAGAATATGAAAGTACCCGATGACTTAAGAATATCATTGTCATGCGAGATGGCACACGCTATGCTAATGATAGCCTTTGAATTAGATCCCATAGAGAATGAAATAAGTCCAATTATATCAAATGGTGAGGGTGGTTACAATGAAAAGGCTCAAGAAATATTTAATACTTATTATGATTATGTAGAAAACATAATTGTAAGCCATTTCAATTCTTATATAAAGGAGATGAATAATGATTGATGCAATCGTCAAAATAGCCGGGTCTATCCTTGTTATGGGCGTAGGCTTGGCCTTATTCGCCCTCGGATTGGTAGTATTAAGCGCATTTTGTACTGAAGTCTATACGAAATTATTTAAATGACTGAACAGGGCTACAACGAAGAAGCGGCAGAACTCGCACAAAAAGCACTTAAAAGATTAAACGTTTTTAAGTTGGCCGTAGAATATTTATATCACCGGAGTCAATACGATACAGATGAAATGAATTTCGCTAAAGCCACCGAGTCCGCATGGCCCGAACTATCTGATTTACAGAGAGATATAGTATATATGCACACCATCCAGGGCTTTTCTTTTACCGGGATAGCCGACTTGAAAGGTATATCCCCCCAAGCCGCATCACAAGCCTTCCACCGGGCTTGTAAGCACTTCCAGACCGTTTAAATTACTATAATAGGGTAGAGGGGTGTCTCGCCGCCCTACCCGGATCGTCTGCATAACAGACTTCACTTGCCGGTAAACAGGAATGGCGGGCGTACCTCTAACCGGTTAGATGATACGATACGACTACAAATGCAATCATTGTCTGTGGGTATGGGAAACACTCCGCCCAATGGACGACGAATCAGACGAACAATGCCCGAAATGTGATTCATTCCGCACACGGAAAATAATTACAACGGCCAATTTTATTCTCAAAGGGGAGGGATTCCACGATACCGATTATGACCGATATGGCCCAAAATGAAGGAATCGCGCTAAACGTGGAGTTGGTAGGTATCAAAAATCTCAAAACAACCCACACATGGCGATTGGAGTTCGATGTGTAC